ACCAATAATTCTATCTTCTACGATAAGAGAAGTTGATGTAAGTAATGTTGTATTACCACCAAGTGTAATATTACCCAAAAACTCGGCTTCGGCCGCTGATATTACATATTTACCGGAAGGTGCGACATACACAGGTGATTGAATGAGGCTCCCATTTGTATCAATCATCACTAAATGCTTGTTATTCAGGTCTGTATGATCAGTAATGTATACATTTGTTGTAAAAGTGCCATTTGTTGCGTAGAGATCTCCTTGAATCCCAACACCACCTGTGACTTGGAGGGCGCCGGATGTCTTTGAAGTACTCACAGTTGAATCCGAAATGTGTGTGGATGTGGCGACAAGTGCCCCAACATTGGCTGTACCCCGAACATCAAAGTTGTTAGATGTTGCCGAAGTACCTACAGCAATGTGCGACACAGCAAAAACATTTGTAGAGTGAATGTTTGCTTCAACACCGAGACCACCTTGGGTCAATATAAGAACCCCGGTATCCTTAGAGGTTGAGTGTGTAGCATCAGTCACTGTACCTGTTGTAGTTGTGAAAGTACCCACATTCGCGGCACCTCTCACATCAAGGGTTTGACTTGGATTTATTGTACCAAGACCAACTCGGCTAGTCTCCGCATCTACATGGAGGGTTGTAGAATCAACGGTTACATTCCCTGTAACCACGAGGTCACCATGGAAACCATCACCAGAAGTAATACTCACACCTCGGAGGGTCACCGCATTTGCTACAGAATTACTTGAACTGCTCACAGCTGTTGTGAGTGGGATGTTCAAGTTGTGGGAAGCAATTTTCTTGAAATCATTATTGATATTATTCACATATACATATTGCATATCATTATAGTCTGTAATCAGTTGTGCGTTTGGAATATCATTGGCGCGACCAATGCCTGTGACAAACATAGCACCGTGTGATGTGTCCTTGCGTGTCACGACACCAAGATTTTGAATGAGGTTTGGAACGGAGTCTGTGTAGAATGGTTTAACATTTGAAATCCATCCGGCATATATGTTACTCACATAGAGGGTCTCACCCACATTGTATCCATTTGTATTCATTTGATTCACTTTGCCATATGCCGCGGCGAGACCTTCTTCACCCGGTAGAATAGAGTCACTATACACAATACCAATAGCTGGCATCGTTGTGGGACTATCCGACCTGGCAAGTTTTACCTTGGCGAGATTTTCATTTTGATATCCAGAGATATACACAGCATTACCGGAAACCATTGTGCTAACGGAGTCATTCTTGATTTTTAAGAATGAGTGGTTGGGGTAGAGGTTGGTCCACTCTCCACCTTCATACAATAATACCTGATCGTTTAGTGGATTTGAAGCGGTATTGCTCACATTCTCCAACTGACCCAAGCGGATCTGGACATTTGACACCTGATCCGTGACAATCGCAGTCGTTGGGTCCAAAAAGTCCATTGTGTGGGTGATGAAGACATTTGGACCTTCAAGGTGAGTATTGCCACTCACAATGAGTGACTTTGTCACTTCAACGTTGCCTGAGACATAGGCATTACCGCTCACAGAGAGTTGTTTCGTGACCGAGACGTTCCCAGTTACGTAGGCATTACCAGTGAGTGTAAAGTCTTTATAGGCCACAACATTACCATCGACATAGACGTTACCCACAACCTCAAGATCCTTTTGGGCATACACATTTCCAGACACGGTTAGCTCCTCGGTGACTGAGACGTTCCCAGTCACATAGGCATTACCAGTGAGTGTAAAGTCTTTATAGGCTACAACATTACCATCGACGTAGACGTTACCCACAACCTCGAGATCCTTTTGGGCATACACATTTCCAGAGACAGTTAGCTCCTCGGTGACCGAGACGTTCCCAGTCACGTAAGCATTACCAGTGAGTGTAAAGTCTTTATAGGCTACAACATTACCATCGACATAAACGTTACCCACAACCTCAAGGTCCTTTTGAGCATACACATTTCCAGAGATAGTTAGCTCCTCAGTGACTGAGACATTTTGGGATACGTGGACATTTCCAGAGACAAGAAGATCTTCGTGTGCGTAAATATTAGCATCAATGTGAGTTAAACCGTATACGTGAACATTTATGTCTTCGTCTGTTTTAGGTGTGAATGTTTTATCCGTTGGTTTTGATTCGGTGTACCCAATAGCAAATTCGCTAGTACCCTCGCGGTACCCGATAACAACATTTGAGACAGCATCTGGTCTATGCATCAAAATACCCAAATCAAGTGTCGTGTCAATAGAAGTATTATTTGTACCAAGTTCAATGAATGCATCTTTAATTGTTGTATTCTCTGTATATATAATCGTCGTATCTCCATTAACTCTAAGATTTCCATCGACTATGAGATCGCGTAAAATGGCAACATTGCCAGAAACAACCAAAACATTTGAACCAAATTCATCTACGTACAGGTTAGAACCAATGTCAAGTGTGTGTATGGGTGCGCCATTGGCTATACCAACGTTTCCAGTTGTTATAAAACCAACTTCTGGATTTACAAACTGAACAGTATTTGATGTTGTATTACCATTACGCGTAGCATCCTCTAAATCAAACTGAAGGATATCCTCCGCAACCGCACCAGAATCCATAACCTCTTTAGTTGTGCGATTGTAAGTAAGGACTGTAATATTTCGATCATTTACATCTTCCCGTATACGAAGTGGTGTCATGTAAATAGAACCAGCATACTCTGCATTGATATAAACATTACTTGCATTGAATACAATGGTATTTTCCGCCTGAACTGTAGAGTCGGGTACATTCTTACCAAACCGAATCTTGGTAGATCTCTCTACTGCTGGTAAGTTCTTGACCATTTAATATAGGGGGGTAAATTAATTTGCGTAGAGGAGACCTGCCATTCCATTTTGTATACGAAGTATGTTATAATTGACTGCGTAAATTGGGTCATTGATGGCGACCCCCTCACTCATAATCTTTGCTGACTCAATGCGACTGAAATTTAGGGTCCCCGTGGGCTGGAGAGAGCTTGTCATGAGACAAAAACAATAGAGGAAAAAGTCTGGGGATGTCACAAAGTTTGTGTGATAATAGTTCATCACATCAATGTAGTGTGGCTTTCCCCATCTATAGTTCCCAAGTTCAACACCATTGATACTCAATTTGACTTTATTTGTTGGTGATGTGAGAGCGCCATTTGTGGTGGTATCAGAGGATGCGAGATACTTTACTGGGTGATTGAAGGTAAGATCTTGAATAGTTTCACCACTTGGGATGTTCTTTTGTACCTGGGTGATGAGAAGGTCGTGTGTACGCGTAGCGATATTGCCCCGCTCTTCATTGTCCAAGTAGTAGTAGTTGGCATACATTTCAAAATTGTAGTTTGCCGCTTGGGAACCCCAGTGAATTCTCAATTCCACATTGTGATAGTTGAGGGCGACGAGAGGGAGGGCACATTGTGGCCCCTCACAGAAGAAGAAGCGAAGTGGGTAAAAGTATGAACGTGCGTGTACACCTGGGTGTGTACCGATAGCACTCCGAGATACGTTCTGAGCAAAAGTATCAATTGCAATCTTTTCTGTAAATATGGAGTCCTGTGTATCAATTACTGAACCACCGATGAGAAGTTCAATTTTATCAATGAGGAGATCCCATCGAGAAGTATCAAGGGCTTGTGTTGTATCGTCTATCGTCAAATAGATGTATCCCAAGAGATCCCCCGATCTCTCAATTTGAACACTTGACATTGAATTATTTTTCACATCTCCGCGTATCGTCTGTTTCTCGACGGATTGTGAAAAATTAGAGTGTCGTTTAAACGTTGAACTAAAAAACGATATCTCCGGGTTACCCATAATGAACTCATCCTGAGCACCAATTGCCACAAGTTGAACAATACCAGAAGACATGTTATACTACTTTAAAGGGAGAAAATTACAAGTTTGGTTTTCTACACACAAATCTAAAAACTAAGAAGTTAGCACCTGAATCAGTTGAGTTTTTAATGGTATTTCCATTCTGATCTCGGATGGTTACACTGAGACGATCGATGCGTCTAATTGGATCGATATATTGCGTCACAATTGGATAGTTATCCTTGAATGTGATGAGCGAGTTGGCGTCGCTGTGTGTGGCATCATCAGTTATGAGACTCGCAAAAGAACCTCGGAGCATACTTAAGTGTCCCTGACCAGTCAAAACGTTTGAAGCACGATCACTAAAGATAGAATCCAACTCTTCTACGGAAACATAACAGTGCTCAGTCGCAACATTTGAGTGGATGTGGGCAGCTAAAAGTCTCGCCTGAACCACATTTTTTAGGGGCTGCTGAAGATGACACGTAAAAGTATTCGCACTGGCTTGACCAATTGTGTCAACCGTTATGGTGTGATACTCATAGTTAAGATCTGGAATAGTCTGGGTTGAAGTCACCAAAGCCATTTAGTATTAGCTTAGATTAAAGATCCGCCAATTCCATCCTCAATCTCGTAGTTCGCGTGGTCGCTCACCAATTCTCTAGCACCACAGAGGCCACCTGGAGTCAACCCCATGCTGTAAGTGCTACCATCCTTGTAACCCGCTGCACATTCCACCTTATTCTCAAGGTCGAAGAGGGACTTCTCACTGATCGCCTTGATCGTGATTGGTCTGGGTTGGTACTTGCTGACACTCTTCATCGCACCAAGCGCAAAGATCAAAGCGATCAAGACGAAAATCGACATGATGGCATTTCGGTTAGCACGGTTAAGGTTTAACATTTATAATATGTACATATTTTTTTCTAAAGTGCGTTAAAGGTTATTGAATAGTTTCCTATTAGAGAGTAGATGGACGAAGAAATTGTCTTAGATCGTGGAAGTACTAATGTAATGA